GTTGTTCCATTTGCATTTGCTCTAACTGTTCTTGCTTTTGTTTTGCTATATCGATAGCCATTTCCCTGTCGATTAGGTCCATTTCTTCTTCTGTTTGCTTTAGGATATTTTTGCGGATATAGTTGCTAGAATAATATCTACCGATCATTGGCTCCATTTGAGCAGCCAATTCCATTCTTGATGATAATATTTCAGCATCCTTTAGATCATTGAAATATGAATCACGATTAAATGCAAAATTAATATGAGGATAAATTAAATTCCAATCATCCTCAGTTATTACTCCCTTTAAAATAAGCTGAACTCGGAGTAATTGTGAGAACATTCCTGAGAACTTATAACGCAATCTTTCAATAAATTTATAAAATTTAACTTCATCTCGCGTGATATCAGCCGATCTTCCAAGATTGAAGCCATTTTCTCCTACTAGTCTTGAAGGAGGAATATTCAATGCAAAATATAGTTTTTTCTTAAAATATTCAACATCTGTAAGCTCACCAAGATTCTGTCCCCCGTCCAGGGTAGTAATTTCTGTACCTCTACCACCCTCTCTTCTTGGGAGCCAGAAGTCTTCAAGCATGGCCATTTGGTTTCTATCGTCTTTGATTTCACCAGTTGTCTGGTTATAAATCATTCGATTACGATATTTGTTCATAAGCTCACGAACATACTGTTCGGCTTTTTGCTTTGGTAGATTACCTACATCCACATAGAAGATCCTACGCTCTGGAGCGCGAGAAATGCGATATACGACAATGGCATCTTCTACCTGTCGTAGCATGTTCAGTGGTCTGATTGCCTTGTGGAGGAATCCTAGAACTCTCTTTGAGTTCATATCTACCATTCCGGAATGAACATAGCAGATTGAATCTGGAGAGATTTTAAGTCCACCAGCACCAGTTCCAATTATAGAGTTTTTATCATTATTTGAATAAACATAGAACTCATCTACATCTTGAATAATTGATAAAGAATTTCCATTTTGTTTTGCTGGATTTGATTTTACTTTTCTAACCTTCTTGACTTTTGTTGAATCAAGAGGAATTAATTGTTTAATACCGTCAGATGGATTATCAACATCGATTGAAATATAAAAATATAGTTTAGAGTCAATATACCATCTACGGAATATTTCGTAGGATTTATCCTGAAAATCTAATAGTTGAAGAATAGAATCAAATTCTGAATATATTCTACTTTTTATATTTTCAGAAAAATTGATCTTCGATAAATCTAATTTTACTGGTTTTCTATCGTTGCCGTATACTATGGCCTCGTTTGTAATTTCATCGATTGCGGTATCAACTTCTGGATAGAGAGCCATTGCTCTATATTGAGAAATGGTTGCCTGTTCATCTTTAGCAGAACCCATGAAATCAATAAAGGTTCCATATACACCAGCACCCTCAAGTGTATATGCCCCATCAAATTCTTCTGGTGCTGTAAAGTTTTGAAGATTGGGTTCTTCTTTTGTGTCTTTTACTAACTTAAATCCAAAAAGCTTTAAATCCATTTCAACTCTCCATTATTGATCAATATAATCAAAAGAAAATGCCACATTAAAGGTCACAAAATCATTTGGTGCTCTCATATCTAGCTGTATTTCACCAACGCTAATTGGCCAGCAACCATATAAACTTACACTTTTTAATACATTTGTGCAGTTTAAATCAAGTTGATCTACTACCCATCCATTTGCTTTGTATGCTGATGGAGTTGTCTGATCTCCCTCATTACTCAAATGGTCATTAATATTATTGCTCCAATCATGGAATTTACTCCACAATTGGCTTGGATTCGAATTAACATCGTCCAGAATGGAAACTTCCCAAATACTGCTTCCCTGACTACCATATGTTCTATCTCCAGGCAATTTAAGTTTTCTTCCTCTATAGTCATACTCGACTACAAATAAATTATTTTGAGGAAGAGAGACTGCCATAGTTTGGAATATATTAAATCCTCCACCATATGGAAAATTACCAGTAACTCTAAATCTATTTTTTCTGGTTCCGCCAGCAAATTCTCGTTTGAAATCATTTATTGATTGTGCCATTTATTTCTCCGTTCAGCCAGTGAAATAATCATATGATAATTTGACTGAAAAAGTATTGTATATCTGTGATCCCATGTCAAATTCAATTCCACCAATCAAAGCAGGAAAACAGCCTCTTAAAACCATAGTTTTTAACAGATTACCATTTGTATCTAAGTGCTTAATCGTCCAATCAGTCTTCAAATCTCTAAATGCATCAGAAGATGCTGAGTGAACATTAGAAACATGTGAATTTATTCTTTTATGCCATTGCTGGAAAGAATTCCACAATGTCTTTTCTGTATCGTCTAAAATTGCTATATCCCAATCCCTATAGGTTCTATCTCCAGCATAATGAATAACTCTTCCTCTATGTGGAACAGATATTCTGCCAAGATCAGATGGGGGCATAGTAGCCGAAAGAATATGATATGTGGTTATATTATTAGGAACTCCAGACGGCCATGTAGCAGAAACTAAGAATCTGTTTCTTCTAGTACCACCTTTGAAATTTGAAATGAAATTCGTAATAGATGCCATGTATTATGTAGTAAAGCTTAATTCGACAAAATTTATGCTTTGTGATGGCTTTATCGACACATCTACATTAATTTTTCTATTGATATAATCTGTTTCAGTATTATTTGAAGAATCGCAAATCACTACAAAATCGTCTATTCCAGAATTAGCCTTTGTAAATTGAAAATATTGATCTATTCTATTTTTAATAAAATTTCTAGTAGATTCATCATTAAATTCAAATAAAGAACTATTCAAAATGTATTGAATATTGTTTATAACATCAAAAATTAAATTTGAATATGAAATTGATTGTTTTAAGGGAAAAGCACTTCCTGTATATCCAGAAACATCACTGTTGATATAGAAAGCCTTTATATTATCTGGTCCGAATATTTCTATTGGTATATTTAATCCTTTATCATAAACAGCTTCTAAATTATTTAAATTTGATGGTGTTGATGGTATTATACCTTCTATAATAAAAGAAGAAGTTGGATTTTGTAAAGTTTCAAAATCTTGATTTAGCAATTTTCCGCGAACATATCCAGCTGGTGGTAGCCAAGGAATTGTTGAAAAACTCCTAGAAAAGCATCCCATAGCATCAGATACAAGTGGTATCGGTATTAATTTTTTATCACTATCAGATATTCCAGATGCTCTATAATATGCAAATTTTTTCTTTAATCCTGCTATCGAATAAGTCAATGTCTGAAATGCTTCATCATCAAAATTTCTAATAGATAATTCATCAAGAGCAATTGCACTTGCAATTCTATTAGATTCAACATAAGATGTTTCTAATAATTTATTTATTTTATTAAGCGAATTAAAAATTATTGGACATTTTTTGTCTTTAATGATTGTTTTTAGATCATTGCTAATTTCTATTTTTAAAGGATCGTAGCAGAAAGTCTTTATCTTATTTTCTGTAAAAGCTTTTTTTATTGATGCTGTTTCGCTAGTAGTACAATTGATAAGAATAATATTAAAATTATAATGAGAGCAATCAAGTAAAAAATTATTGTAAAAATTTACTTTTCTTGCTTTTTGATATACAGTAGTGTAGGGTCCAGTTGTAGTTGTAGCTAATCGTAAGAAATCTTCAAATGTTGAAATTACAGGATTTGTTGATACCTGAGTGTAATCACCATTTTTAATTAAATCTGTTAATTTTGTCTGAGAATCGATTTTATAATATTTTTCATTCTGAAGTTTTAGAAAATTGATATATGTGGAATCATAGATCAGTATTCCAATGTCTATGTCCTTTTTACTTTCTATTACTTCAAAATTAAATGTTAAATCATTCATTAAGATTGATTAATTACAAATCTGAACGAAACCTGATTTACTGAGAATACAGGCTTAAACGATAGATCTACAACAATTTGTCTGGCATCAATGATTGCTGTGGTGTTATTTGTTTCATCACAAACGATTGCGTATGATGAAACTCCTCTACCAGATTTGGTAAATTCCATAACAGATGTCAACGCAGCCACAATCTTTGATCTGGTTTCAGCATCATTAAGTTCAAATAATGCTTCTGCGACTATTGGTTTAATTGCTCTATTGATATAGTTTATAAGTCGTGTGACCCCAATCTGCTTCTTGTTTTCAGTTGTGAGTTCACATGTCCTGTCACCTAGCAAGAAAATACCATTAATACCTATAACATTGTTAAATGCGTTTACATTTTGATTTTGTAAATTAGTAATATCTGTATCATCAATTGATGGGTACAGTTTAGAAATGGTATTTACTTGTCCTCTTATTGTTCCTGCTGGAGCATACCAAGGGTAGAAGCTACTATCAGTTCTTGCTAGGCATCCTGCGGCATCTGAAACCATTAGGATTGGAATATTTAAAGTTTCTCCTCCGTATAGTCTTGCTCTTTCTTTTCTCCCTATTATAGAGAAGATATTGTTATCAAAAG